AAACTATAATCCTATGATTTACCGCCCCAAAATTAAAGTACATTCTAATGAAGAAGTAGAATATTGGAAAAACATAATAAATGAAAAGCGCCGACAAAACAAAAGTTTGCAGCGCTGGTTAGTTGTTAGTGATGTACATAGACCGTTTCACAATCAGATACTTTGGCAAAAACTATTAAGGCTTATATCTGAACTTGGCACAAATTTACACGGCATTGTTTTAGCGGGTGATTATTTAGATCTTTATACACTTGGCAGCTATAATGCTGAATCATTGGCCAACTTATCGGGCCTTACATTACAGGATGAATACATTGATGGATTGCAGGGCATTGACGATATTAACAGCGCGTTCAAAGGTGCTAAGAAGTATTTTTTATTTGGCAACCATGAAGACCGATACTTCAGGCACATCAAAGAAAAGGACAACCCTAAATACGGCGGCGCGCTAATAAATCCTACTGATGCGCTATACCTGTATGAACGTGGATGGGAAGTAAAAACAGATTGGCAAAGTGACTATTTCACGTTGGGCAAACACTTAGATATAGTTCACGGCGTTTATACATCTATTCACGCGGCTAAAGCGCATTTAGACAAAACGCAACACTCAGTTATGTTTGGCCATACACACCGGGTTCAATGTTATCACTCAGGTAATAGGGCCGCGTTTAACATTGGCGGGTTATATGATATTAAATCTAAAGGCTTTAGCTATATGCCGCGATTCCAGCGCCAATTGTGGGCAAATGGTTTCGCCATCGTCAATATAACTGACAATGGCGATTTTTATGTAGAACAGGTTAACGTTTGGGCTGATAAGTTTTTGGCTAATGGTAAAATGTATTAGCGTTCACGTAAAATGAACATTAGTATTTTGTGAACATAGTAGTATAGGTGGTTATGTTACTTTAAGGCCGCAAAGTAAAATAACACCCCGTTGAAGCCAACGAGGTGGTCTAACTTGAAATCACAAATTGTGACCTCGTATAAACATAGTAGTATAAGGATGGCCGCCGCCTGTAAACATTGGACCATTATAAGGCCATTTGAAATGATTGGTAATATGCAGCTGCCAATGCTCCCAAGGCGTTTTGTACTTAGGTTCTTTAAAGTCTAACCAAAAGTATGCCCTGTGCGTTTTTAGTTCGTTATTTAATAATGAAACCCACGAATAATAACGCGATTCTGATTCTAAAACTGAATAATGCCGCGATGGCTGCCAGAATTTAAAGCGCTTATGTTTTCTGTAAAACTTACGGGTTAACGGAAAACATTTAAACGAATCATTAAGGATTAAACCAAGTTCAATATTATCAGTTTGACCGCTTAATATTAGTTCGCGTATCCATTTAGATTCCGTTTGCATATTTATTTCTTATTTTTTTATACGCTTGTTTTTCTATTTGCCTGACACGTTCACGGCAAACTTTTAGTTTTTCAGCTACTTGGCTTAAATCTTGCGGGAAGTTATCAAAGTATCTATACCTTAAAACTTCTAATTCACGGCCTGTTAAACATTCGGTAACTTCGTTGTAAAGTTCTTTTAGTTCTAACTGTAAAACGTGTTTATCTGTTTGATCATCTGATGCAACTTGATAAATAATATCGCCATCAAAATTAGTATCGTCTAAGCTGACAAAACCTGTAATACTTTGCGCTGATTTAATAATGTTTTCAGGTATGTTTAGTTTTTCCGATAACAGGTAACTATCTGTTTCTTCATACTTACCGATTTGGTATTTAACCTGTGATATTCGATGCGGCAGCCTTACGCAGTTTTTTTTAGTATCAATAAAGTCTTTAATGTAGCGCTGAATCTGAAATAATGCGTAACTGATAAACTTGTTTTCAAACGCTGGGTTAAACGTATCGGCAGCTTTGATTAGGCCAAACATAGCTTCACTAATTAGGTCCATTATATCAACTTGTGCAGTATCGTAACGAAACGCAACTGATGCCGCAAATAACATATTGTGATTTATTAGCTGGTCGCGTGTTGCGGTTCGTTCCTGTTCAAATGTAAGCGGCTTATACTTTTGCGCTTCGGTTAAGAACTGCTGTAGAATACCTTTTTTGTTTCGGTGGTTATTTCCTTTAATATCTATATGCTTAATCATAAGTGTAAAATTGATAAAAGTTTAAAACTTGTTGTGATGTACGGCGGCAAATAAACGCGTCTTTGTGTGCGCGCTTCCAAGTGGTTAACATAATTTCTGCCTCTTCATAAGTGTTGTAAACAAACATAATCCGGTATAGGCTATCTGTTTGTTCTACTTGCGCCTGTTCTATTGTACACATCGCTAAATGTTCAGCGCGTATGAATTCTGGGTGTCTTGTGCTAAGTATCTGAATGCAGTACATAGTGTCTGTTTGCGCGTATGCTGCGGCGCTAAATAGTAAAATAAAAAGTAGTGTTTTCATGATGTGATGTTTTAAAAATTAAAAAATTTGATTTTGTTTGATACAAAATTACACATTACTTATAGAACTGAAAATAATTTTATAAAAATTTTATAAAATATTTTATCTTTTTTTCTCCTAACTTTACAACCAAATTAAATACACATGATTTTCAGAAAAAGAAACAGGGCAGAACAAAACGAAAGTAATTACCAGAAGTGGCTTAAAACCTACATTCCCGAAACTACAAAGCAGCGTATAGAATTGACAAGAGTATTTACTGACCGCGCTGGTAATAACTTTTATATTTTAAAGAATCCTGCAAACTTAACGCGTGAACGTGCGCAAAGGATTGAAGAAGCTATGACCGCTATTGATTTTGGTATTCACAAAACAGAAGTAGTTGAAAAGCTAAACGGCATTTTAGAAACGGTTGAAGAAATGCCGTGGCAAAACATGACACGCGATAAGCTAAAAGAATTTCATACTAAAAGCAAGGACCAACTAAACGACATTCTTTACAGGCTTAAAAGCGTTAAGTTAGATGATCTATTATTAGAAGCTGGTTTGTATTTTTTTTATATTGATGGCGAAAACCCATACATAATAAACAGCGAAACACAGCAGCGCAAAATGGATGCAATTAAAAAAGACGATGAACTGCGCGCTTTTTTTTTGAACAGTATAGAACAAATATTGAAAGGTTCGAGCGCTTCAAACGTTTAAACTTTCCAAGGCTAAACAAAATTGAACCGAACGCAAAACCAAAAAAGAAACCTGCAACATATCAACACGCATTACAAAAACTGAAAGAACAAAACCGCGAAAACGATTATATTATAACAAAGGGTGACCCGGTGCAAATGGCAAATGTTAGATTTTGGGTTATACGTGATTATTACGCGGCATTAGAACAAATATTAAAAGATAATGATAGGGCCGAACAGGCTAATAAAAAAATAAACAAAAAGTAATGGCAGAAATTAAAGACGTTTATAGTTTAGAATTTAACGGTTCGCAGTTCCAGACTGAAATAAATTCAGCTATTCAAAGCATTGAAGAACTAAATAACGCAATGGCCGAAGGTGCTGATGTTGCTGATGAATTAGAATCTGCACAGGCTAATTTAGTTGGCGTTTTAAATACTGAGGCTAAAGGCGTTGAACAGCTAAATCAGAAACGCGATACTTTAGTTAAAACACAAAAGCAAGTTAATGCTGAATCTAAAGCTGGTGTAGCTGTTGGCAAACAATTAGATGCAACAAATAAACAGATAGCAGTTAGCACAGGGCAAGCGGCAACACAGCAAAAAAGTTTTGCTGGTTCGTTACTTCAAGGTGCGCGTAATATAAATGGTTTGCGTCGCGCTGGTATGATGTTGGGTAATGTATTTAGAATGTTAGGCGGTTTAAATCCGTTTGGTTTATTGCTTACTGTATTGCCTACTGTAATAGATTATATTTTTGGTGCAACAAAAGCACAAACTGCATTTAACGAAGCATCTAAATCAGCTGTTGAGTCTTATGCTAAAGAAAAAGTAGCATTAGATGATTTATTTACATCACTAAATGATGCTAATGTTAAAGGTAGTGAACGTAGCGCAATTATTAATCAAATAAATGAGCAATACGGCGATTATTTACCTAACTTATTAACTGAAGCATCAACAGCTGAAGAAATTGCAGCGGCATATGATTTAGTTAATAACGCATTGATAAGAAAAGCTGTAACCCAAGCTAAAACGAATGCATTAGAAGCGGCTACAGGTAAATTATTACAAGATAGAATTGCAGCTTTAGCAAGACAAAAAAAGGCACAAGAAGATTTAGATGCTTCAGGAGTTGGTATACTTAGTAGAGATAAAGATGGTGAATTAGTATTTTCAACACCAACTTCAGATGACCAAGTACGCGCAATAAATAATTTTAAAGCAGCAAAAAAGAATTTACAAAATATAGATAAAGAATTTAAAGAAGAAGTTAAAAAAATAAATGAATCGGCAAAAGACCTTGAAATATCATTAGGTTTAACTGAAGTAACGCCAAGACCACCAAGACCACCAAGACCGCAAAAACCATTAACAGAAATTAACGCTAAAACTAAAAAAGAACTTGAGGATTTAAATAAAAGGTTTTTAAGAGAAGAACTTGAACAAAAAGAAGAGCAAAGGCAACAATATTTAATTGAAGAAAAAGTATTTTTAGATGACCTAAATAAAGAATACGAAGCATTTTTAGAAGAAAAAAGATTAGCTGATGAAAAAGCATTAGAAGAACGTAGGGCAGCCGAAGAAAAATATTTAAATGAAATTAGCTTAGAACGTTTTCAAAAAGAAATTGAAGATCTCGAAACAAATTTACAAGCTGGTTTAAAATATAGGGAAGATAATAGAAATACACAATTAGCGCAAGATTTGTTATTTTTAGAAGAACAGCGTAATCAAGAATTAGCAGCTGCAACAGGTAATGCTGAACTGCAAGCTAAAATAGATGAAAGCTATAATAAGAAAAGAAAAGATATTGAAAGCAAAGCTAATATTGATCTTATAAATTTGCGTATTGAATTTTTAGAAAAGATAAAAGAATTATCTAAAGATTTTATTGACCCGGGTACACTAGCATCATTAAATAAACAAATAGCTGATTTAAAATTACAATTAGAAGAAGCTGGTAAAAGCATTGGAGATGGCATTGAACCGCCTGACCCTAAAAAACTTATTGAACAAATAGGTCAAGTAATTACAGGCGTTTCCGATTCTGTTTTTTCAGTTCTTAATGCTCAGGTTCAAGCCTACATTAGTGGACTTGATAAAGCAATAGATAAAAGCAAATCAGCATTAGATGAAATACGTTCTAATAGTGAAGATTTTAACGCAAGGCAATTAGAAATTGAAAAGGAACGTTTAGAAAAGTTGGAAGCTGAAAGGGCACGAGCTGTTGAACGTGAAAAGAATTTAGCATCTGTACAGTTAGCAATTAACGCGGCAATAGCTATATCAAAGGCGGCAGCTGAAGGTGGCGCGGCTGCACCTGTTACAATTGCACTTACACTTGCGTCACTTATTGCAGGTTTAGCACAAGCGCGTGTAGCAGCTGGTAACGCGTTTTATAAGGGTGTTGAATACTTAGAACGCGGCAACAATAAAGCAGGCCGCGATACAATACCAGCAATGCTAAACGAAGGTGAACGCGTAATTACAACCGATACAAATAATAAATATTGGGATGTGCTTAGCGCCGTACACAATAACAAAATACCAGCGGATGTGTTAAATACATTTTCTAAAGCATATCAGCAAGGCGGCATTAAAAACGCGCTTGGAGCATTTGGCGATAACGTTAGTCTTAGTTCTGAATTAGGGCAAAAATCTATATTTGTGAACGTGGCCCAGACATACGGCGGCTTAGAAAACAGATTAGAACGTATCGAAAATGTTTTAACCGAATTGCCTAAATACATGCCAAAAACAACAGTTAGCGCAAATGCTAACGGTATATTTAAAATTGTAGAACAAAGACAAGCGCGTAAAAACTTCTCGCGTAATTGGTCAAAATGATATAATTTTGTATAAACATTTTAACATTATAAAACTATGCCACTAATTAAATGCTTACCCGGTGATAACAAATGCATTCAAAGAAACATTAGAACTTTGATAGCTGAAGGAAAACCACAAGAACAAGCGGTTGCCATCGCTTTAAACTTAGTAAAAAAATGAAATATTTAATTATAACTGTTATCGTTTTAGTTTCTGTTTTGCTTTATGTTACAATTGACAATAGCAACAAGCTACAAAAACAGATACAGAAAAACGAACAGCGAACCCGTGACAGTTTGTCCCAAATATATGCTAAATTTGTGACAAAATCAGATAGCCTTCAGGCGCATATAGATACGATGCAAACTACATTAGACAAACAAATAAAACAGTTTAGATATGACCTATCCAGAATTAAGATTATTAAAGTACCGATTGTTAATTACAATTCTGTTTCTGACACTTTGCTCATTAGCCGCCTCATGTCAGATTACAAAGGTAGATAACGGTTTTTTGATTAGCCGTGACTATGCTGAATATATAGCCGCGCGTTTTGATAGTTTGGATGCTTATAAAATTGCATACGGCGAATGCGTTAATAGGGCCGTTGATTGTGATAGCATATTATATAGTGCTGAATCTGTTATTAAGGCAATGAAAGTACAGCAGAAAACACAAAGCGACATGCTATTATTAAAAAATGAAATGATTCAAAGTTATGAGCGCAGTAATATTATCTGCATTGACTATAAAAAGCAATTGAAGAAACAAACACGTCTTAAAAAAGTGTGGAAAATAACAACTTACGCGTTTATTAGTGTATCTTTGGGCGCGTTAACATATTCAATACTTAAATGAACGGCTTACTAATATATTTTGATGGGATACCTCAGGACCTTGACAACTTCAACGGTACCGAATCTGCAAGTTTTGTTTTTCGCCGCAAAGATGAAGCGGGCGATTCTGCGTTTTCATTTGCCCCTGAATTAACCGTTGTTGGCGATACCTACGAATATGTCAGACAGCAAATAATAAACGCGCCAAATCCAAATATAGCAGCTATACAGGTTTTGATTTACGATACATGCTGTACTAATCCCGATGGCTCAGATAGGTTATTATTTACGGGAAAAATTGAAGGCGGTTCTGTACGTTGGTGCACGTTCCCGACATGTGAGGCACAGGTTACAATAGTTGATAATAGTCAGGATGCTTTGGCAATTAGATGCTTAAAGGAACATTTTCCGTGGGATGTTATAAATAATGATAGTAATGTTACAACTAAAGGATTTGATGAATTTAAAGTTGCACCATGGATGTATTATTGTAATGACCCAAAGCCAAGTGGAACACAAGAAGCAATAATGGTTATAGGGATATTTATTTTTTTAGTTACTGCGCCTTTATTATTTATATTTCAGCTTTTTAATCTTCTTGAAGGATATGACAATAATCTTTTTACTGATTTATCAAATTTAATTCTTGGCTGTAAACGTAGACACATTACGCCATATTTAGATAGTCAATTTAAAAACTTATGCAAACTTTGCCAAATAGGCTATCAATCTTCATTGTTTGATTCTGGAGGTTTCTATCATAATACTGTAAGAATGGATGCCGCTTTTGTACCAGGCACAAAGGCTTATCCTTGGGAAACTTTTGGCGAAAATGTATATCAAGATAATAAACCAAACTTAAATGGCATTCAATTTTTGGATGCACTTAAAGAATTTAATATAGAATGGCGCGTTGTAAATGGTGTTTTACAGATTGAGCGCAAAGATTATTTTTCAGGCGTTCAATGGTTTAATACTGATAACTTGCAAGAAAATCAATTATTATCTATTTGCTATGAGTCATTACCCGAAAGACCTGCAAGTTATGCTGAATATGAATATAGTTTAGATGGTGTTGATAATTCAGGTGATGAAGTAAGACGCAAATGGACAGACCGCGTTATAGATTGGAATATTGCAAATAATCCGCAACAAACAGGTTTATTTACAAAAAAATTACAATATGGCGCTTCGCAATTTAGATTTGATTGGTCAGCTCCTGATGTAAACCCAATTGATAAACCTTTTTATGTTACATTTTATCCTTTTGCTCAAGATGATTATAACAAATGGGCAATGTTTATATCTAAAGGAGTTTTAACATATCCAAAACTAATAAATATTCAAAGTGTTGTAGGTCAAGATTTAAGTAATTCTAATTTTGTTAGAGGTTATGGGATACCTGATTTAATATCAATGTCAAATGGTAAATTTTTATATAATTATCGTTGGCATATTCGTGAAAATCCAATAATAGATATAAACGGCCAATCATACGATACCGCCTACCAGCGCCTATTTTACATAGATGATCCGCGCTTAACATCTGTTAAAACGCGCAAAGTTACTATATCAGTTACGGCTGATTGTGACCTACTTACTACTTTAGACATTGATAAATACGTTACAACTTCACAAGGGCAGGTACAAATAACTGAGATAACCTACGATACAAATAATAATTCATTAACTATTCAAGGCTTAATTTAATGTCTTATACTTACGATAATATACAATTAGATTGCATCGACAGCAGCGGAAATGTTTTATATAATATTGCAACATTTACGGCTGCAACAATACCAGCTGTGCCTGTTGAAGGTTTAGCAATAGGCATTAAAGTTCGCCTAACGTTTACAATAAACAGTTCGGGCGCAAATAGCTTTTTAAATAAACAGTTAAGATTTAACCCGGGGCTTTATGTTTTATCAAATCAAACAAACGCTTTTGATTTTGGATATGAAACATTAAATCCATTAAGCACAACACCACAACAAGCTGTTCTAAATATAGCAAATCCTGCATTGCAAAATATCTATTGTGAGATGTCAAAGAATGCAGCGCCTCACGATGAAGCTACAGTACTATTTGAATTTTACGTAACAAATGACACTACTAATTTTATTTTTGGCAATTCATCTAATTCAAATGTCAATAGATTTTTAGCTTCAAGTGCTTTAGGTGTATCTAATAATACAGGTCAAGTTGTTTACAACCAAACAAAAAATTTAAGTTTAGCTTGCAGAATATTTGATTCAACAAGTTTTTCAGCTAATGCAACTACACCTGTAGGTGGTAATTTTTTAAACATTCTTGTTGAAGCACGTTGGTACAATTCTGATTATGGTGGGTATAGTTTATTGATGCGATATATTAAAGAACTTGAAATTAGTTCAGCATCACAAACAGCCGCAAGTTTGCCACTATTAACTAATGTGACGGCAACAGCTGCACAAACAAATACTACAACACCACCAAACGCAATTTTTACAATAGCAAGCAATCAGTTAGCAGTAGGTGAAGACAATTCTGTAAGGATATTATTAAGGGGTGAAGCTTATAACGGATCTGTTGCAAATCCTGCTATTACTGATGTTCGTGTTTTACTTTTTAGAGTTGATACTGCTGCAAATAATGTTAATTTTGTAACTGACTTATCATTATCAGATGCTTTGATACCACAAGCAACACCGGGAAGCGGTCAACTAAACGGCGCTATTTATTCGCCTTCGGATTGGTTTGAAAACGTACCTGTTGCCGATGATATAGAAGTACAATTTGTTATTGATGGAACACAGCTTCAAGTAAACGGGCAATATTACATAGTAGTAAACATTCATGACAACGTTAATCCTGAATATGTAACATCACATCTAAGCCCGCTTTTAACAGCTACTTACACGCCGCCTGCAATACCAACTATTACAGGTTATCTTAGTACTTACAATACAGAATATAGCGGCAACGAATTAACAATTGCACCACACCAACGTATTAAAGCAAGATTAGAAATTGATAAAGCAAGCTATGTAACAGCGCTAAATGCTATTGGTTTAGTAGGCACTTTCGATGGTAGTGTAGCGGGCATTATTTGTAAACTTACAAACGTACCGGGCGTAGTTAATCAAGTGCAAGGATTTATACCAGCAGCGCCGCCAATTACAACTGCTGATATGACAATAGTAACCAATGATGCAACTGATTTAGTTTTAGATTGTATCTTTAGAATAGCTGAAGAATACGCTGGTACATCAACCGAAATAACATGGACTGTTAGTTTAAATCAGGTGACTACAATTTCAGGCATAACTCAATTAACGCAAATAGATTTTGTACAAAAATTGGATGTTGATGTTTTCGAAAATGATGCAATAACACCTAACTTATTAAGCATTAAGTTTTACGATTTAGAAGATTATATAGTAGGTATCAAAACCGAAATAATTGACATTTGCGATGCCGATCAAATAATAGCACAAGTAGAAAAAGACCCATCCTTTTCAGGTTCTATAAATTTTATTGCTACTATTTACCCTGCAAGCGAAACAGGCGATACTAATAATAATGCCATTGAAGAAGAATCAAGCTGGGCGCCAATTGTAGTGCAAATGCAACAGTTAACAAGTGCTAAACTTGCCGATGTTGATGCTTTTTTTGCGCCATCGAATGAAGCTATTTTTAAAATAAACGTTCAACAACTAACACAAGGGCAGCGCTATTGGGTAACAGGTATTGCATATCAGCAAGTGCCAGATTATTGCCCTATTGGTTTGGTTGCGCTTACTTCAACTTCAACTTATAGAACTGTTGGTGTGTTACCTTTGTGGACAATTACAGGTGATCCAACCGCGGTTATAGCTGAAATATTAGCACATCCCGATTATGTAGGTGGTATAAATATAGTTCAAAATAACTTTGTTGATAATGCTAATAGCCCTGTAGGCGTTTTAAGTTACGCGGGCAATATTGTAACAGCAATAAAGATTAGCGATACAATTCCAATAGCTTATTATAGGTTTATTGTTGATGCTGACTTCGACCCGGGAACAGGGCCACACACAATAAGACACGAAATTTTAATATCAGTTCCAATACCTGCGCCAAGTTTAATACCTATTGTAACTTTTGACAATAACTATAAATGTAGCGATTTAGGATAAAATTTTTTAATTTAATTTTTATTTGTATCTTTGCGAATATATGTTAGTAAATTATTCTGTTTCATATACGCCCGAAATTAGTAGGACATATTCATTTAGGCAGCCCGTACCGATTCGGTATGCCTGCCCTGTTTTGCCGCCTAATTTTATGCAAAATGCTACTGATGCTTGGAACTGTAATTTATGCGGTTCTGATTTGCCGTTTTATATTCCGTATGTTGAAGGCGATATTATACCATTTCAAACACAAGTTACTGATAATTATAATCAGCCTAATAGCGTTTTGGTAGCAGGATTTCAAACAAGTACAAGTACATCGCATTATGTTGTAGTTAGTTTATATGATTGTTGCGGTAACTTAGTATCAGAATTTATTGATGATTTTTCAGATAGTTATCATGTAGGGCAAAGCCTTTCAACGGGTAGCATTCAAACGTGGTTTGTTAATACAGGTTTGTTCCCAGCTGATTTGGATTGCTTTAGATTGTACATTGATTATTACAAAATAAATCAGATAACTTTAGAACCTGAAATAGATAAAAGACTTTATACAGAATACTATAAAAAGGTCGAAGGCTGCGGCAACTTAAACGATACTGCACTAATTTATAGTACTTATGCAAATTACGATTGTAACGGTAATTTTTACGGAACTTTAACTAACTATTTAGGTTCTAATAATACACCGTTTTATAATTCGCTTCGTATCTTTGGTACTGTTGAGTTCTTTGGCGATACTGAAGCGATAACAGAAAATGATAGAAATGTAGTTATTAGTAAAGATATAACAGAAAATTACGGCATTATTTCGGGCGCTGTGCCACCGTTTTACATTAAGTTACTACAACAAGCTGTGAGAGGCAATTACGTAACTGTTGATGGTGTGCAGTATCAAAACTTTAGATATGATTCTAAACCTGAAGATAACCGTATGTTTTTGTTAGATTTGTCATTTGACAAAAAATGTCGATTAGATAACAAACAATGTAGATGAGGTCGTAATTCATTTACAAATATTTAAAAACAAAAAACATGAATATTTCTTTTATAAATGGGTTTTTGGGCGCGTTCGGTGTTTGCCCGCCTTGCATAGACGAGGATAATGCCCCTAACTACTTATGCGACCCTTGCGATTCAACTGTTTATTCAGGTGGTATTGCTGGTTGGTTTGCAAAAAAATGTAACTACGAATTTGCCGATATTACAGATTCTACTGAATGGGAAACTGCAATAGCTGATAAAAACGTTTTTGGCCGCGTTAACGGTTCACGTATTAGCGGTGGTTTGCCTGCACCTGAATTTACTACTAAAAAGCGTGGTAGCTGCGGTCAGGAGGAGGTAGTAAAACAGTCGCGTGTTGTTTCACTAACTGATGCTGAAAATGATCTTACATTTACTATTGATGCGCTTTACAATTTCCTATCAAATCCTGCTAAAGCTGCTGGTTATGAATTTGGTTTTGTAACTTGCGATGGTAGTTTCTTAGGTTGGTATTCAAACGTAACTGTTAGACCTTTTTATCAGATTGCTGAAACTGATGAAGATGATGCTTACTGGACCGTTGAATTTAGATACAATGAACAGCTTGGTACATTTAGCCAATTGTCTTTAGACTTCTTGCTAACACTACCTTATAACGTTTGTTGGGTTACTTCAATTGTTGTAACAGGCACAGGTAACGTAACAACTGTTGCTGATGGTTCTACATTGCAAATGCTTGCAGCTGTATTACCTGTAAACGCTACTGATGCTACTGTTACTTGGTCGGTTGTTAACGGCACAGGTACGGCAACTATTAGCAGAGGTGGTTTGCTTACTGCTACTGCACCGGGTACTGTTACTGTAATTGCTACAGCTAATGATGCTTCGGGCGTAACTGGTTCACTTGTAATTACAATTACACCATAGTATTTATAAGGGCGGTTATATAATGTAGCCGCCCTATTTAAAATCAAATAGAATGAACATAGAACAGTTTTACGAATTTTTAAATACTGTAAATGCTACAATACTAAATCCGCCTGTACACCCATTTAAAGCGGATTGGAAGCGTATTTATGAAAGCATTAAGCCTCACTTCTACGGTGAAGTGCCGCCTGCGTTAGATAAAGCATTTCCAAATGAAGATGAACAGATATTAAACTATCGTAAAAATACATATCAGCCTAAAACAGAATCGCCATTGGTTAAAGCAATAACCGAACTGCATAGGCTTCTAAGTTCAGCTAAGCATTCTGTTAGGTTTGAAAATATGGACATGCAACAATTTGCAGAAAATGAAAAGTTTGGCGAAAATACTTTGCAGTCTTTTGTATTTTCTGTTTTTATTCCTAATCGCGTACTTGATCCGAACGCCGTTTTGCTTATCGAACCTAAAGGCGAGGGTATTGAAACCGATAACGTGCGCGTTAATGTAGATATGAAAGTAATTCAGTCTGATAGGATTGTTTTTAACGACCCTGAATACAGACTTCTAATATATAAAGGCATATCAAAAAATAAATATGCTACATTAGGTATTGAAAATCCGCTATACTATCATATTGTTACCGATATGTTTTACGCACAGGCCCGCGCGTATGGTGACAAAACAATGTTTGAAGTTATCTATGAACACAACAGCGGTATAATGCCGTGGGTTACGCTTGGCGGTCGCGTTGTACCTAAATATGATTCTTATGGCAATACGTTTAAAATTTATAAGTCTGATTTTAGCCCTGCAATACCGTATCTTAATGATGCTGCTATATTTGACAATCAGCATAAATCGGTTATGCTTGCGACATGCTTCCCTATTAAATTTGTTGAAGGGGTTGATTGTAACAGTTGCAATGGTGTGGGCCGCGTACCTGATCCAAATAACTACGATAATAGCATAACTTGTAAAACTTGTCACGGGCACGGCAAAGTGCTAAGCATTACGCCATTGGCAGCGTATAACTTAAATCCTACTACATCTAAGTTTGGAGATAATGATAAACAGCAAGTTGAACCGATAAGATATTATAGCCCTGATGTTTCAACTATTCAAGAAACTAACAAAGTAGCTTCTGAGGCGTTAGGAAAAGCCGAACAAGTGCTAAACATTAACCGCAGTTTAAAAGCTGCTCAATCGGGCGTTGCAAAAGAATTAGACCGCGAACCTGAATACATAGAAGTAGGTAAAATATCAGATGATGTTTATGCGCGTTATAAGGATGTTTTGCGTATTATTCAGGCCATTGTATTTATGGATACTGAAAGCGCAATTATGGTAAACCCGCCTATCAGTTTTGACCTTAAAACAGAAACAGAATTGATGGCAGAATTTGCACTATCACAAAAAGGTTTGCCGACTGCTATACGTTACGAATCATATATTAGCTATGTTGATCGCCGTTACAATTCAGATGCAATAGCGCGCCAAATAGCTACCATTTGCGCTATGTATAACAGCGCTTATCTTTATACGGTAGATGAACGTGTTAACTTGTTAGCATCGGGCCAAATAACTGAAAAGGATGCAATTAGCGCGCAGTTTGTTTTTGATGCTGTTACAGAATTGTATTACGATGAAGGCTTTGATATTATGAATAATGATTACACAGCTATTAAAAACGCTATTGATGCAAAGTTAGCGCCAAGGTTTGATGCTGTTGCAAGTAATGTAGTACCTGAAATTAATATGGATGAATTTAATAATGCTGAATAATGGATTTTAATAAACCCGAACGAATTAACGACAAAGCATTAGAAATTTTACAAAAGCGGTTTAATAAAGTAGAACCGAAATTTGTAAAACAAGTTGTTGATTGGATAAATAAGTTTAGAACTACATCGGGCAATTTAGTAAGGTCTAAAGAAAACATAGCGCGTTTAAGTTCGTTTAAAACTGCTATAAATAGGTTCTTAGAAAAGGCTGGATATAATGTAATGGTATCGGCTTTTTTAGAAAACTTTGACGAAATTGGCGCTAATACACAACTTGCGCAACAAGAATTGAACGGCATTGATATAACAAAAAGTTTTTTGAATCCATTTAGAAGATATGCTGTTAATAATGTTATTGCGGCGATGCAAGGTCAAGGCTTAAATGTAAACCTAATAAACCCGCTTAAAAATGAATTGCTAATTGCAGTAAATCAGGGCAGCAGTTTAACAGATGTTGTAACTTCGATTGCAGGTCAACTAACAACAACTGAAGCAAGGCAAGGCGTTTTAAAAAGAATTAGTTTGCAGGCATCACGCGATGCGTTATTACAGTATGATGGTGTAGTAAACGAAGCGGTGCGAAAGTCTTATAAAATGGATGCTTTGCTTTACGTTGGTTCAATTGTTAAGGATAGCCGCGCACAATGTGAACGGTGGGTTAATGAAGATAAAAACGGCAAAAAAGGTTTGATATTATTTGAAGATTTGCAAGATGAAATAGATTGGGCTGATAATAACGGTACAGGTATGATACCAGATACAACGCCTGAAAACTTTTGTCAGAATCGCGGCGGTTTTAATTGTAGGCATATCGCTTACCCGGTACGATCGCAAAACTATATTATAAAATAACACATGAAAAACTTTCAAAAAATACTTAAAGATAGAGATTTTTATCACGGTGCCATTGATGGTATAGTTGGCCCGTATACTCTATCAGCGGCAAAGACGTTTATTGACCGTGAAATGAAAAAGCGAGGTTGGGTTCAGCCAGTTAATGATTTAGTTTGGGTACGAACAGACCAAACATTTGATAATAAGTTTTCAGATTATTGCATAAGATTTAATAACCGCGTGGCCGACATGATTTTACCATGTAGCACTACACCCGGCGATTTCATAGTTTTCAATCCGCTTACGGTTGGCGGCATTACAGGTAGTGCTGTTGCATGTGAACAGCAAGTAATCGGTTCGCATAAGTTTGTTACTGCACGTGATTGGAAGCACCTTTGGTTGAATGCTCCGTATTTTTTTCAAGCGGGTGCAATAGAAATTTTCCGCGATAATACACGTGACCGCAAATTAGATAAGGCAGTTAAAACTAAAGGTTGGTACGGCATCAACTTTCATCGTGGCGGCATCGGTCATGCTGTTGATAGTTGGTCAGCTGGTTGTTTAGTTGTTCCTGATGCGCGATGGTTCGAAGCTATCAAAATATTTCAGCCTAACCAACTTATTAACTTTACACTAATAGAATTATAGCATGTTAGTAATAAAAGCAAAGCATAAAACAAACGGTACTGAATACCAATTTACCCCCGCGCAATGGTATACCGAACAGCAAACAGGTAATTATAACTATCTCGGTACTATTCACGTATCAGAACCAGCGCAACCAATTCAAAGAGCTATTACACCACCTAAACGCGGCTGCGGCTGCGCAAATAAACGTAGATAATATGCCAAGATTTCACAAATTTGTAATTCAACTTGAATACAATGAAGAACCGTTAAAACTTGAGGAACTTCAAAAAGATTTTGATGAAGCTGTTAAAATTGAAGACTACAAAGCAGCGGCAAAAATCAAAAAACAAATAGATGAACATCTAAACACAAATAAAGAAACTGAATTTGTTCTTGAACTTGAAGACTATTGTTATATTGATCTTGATGAAGTAGCAACATTCTATAAATCTGAATGGGATGATGGCGAAAAATTTACTAAGGTTATTTTAAAAAGCGGTTTTGAATTGCCGCTAAGTATATCATTTGAAGATTTTACTAAATTTTTTTTTAACATAAACACACGTGAAAATGCTTGACAAATTTGTAGAAAAACTGGGTATTGAACCCGAACTAATTTCAAAATTAGAATCTAACGAAATTACATTAGATGAAGCCGTAACAGGTTATGTATCTAAAATTGAACGTACTGTACAGGAACGTTTAGGCAAACAGATTGAAGAAGCTAAAAGCGCTGAACTATTCGGCGCTGCATACGCTAAAACAGAAAAACAAATAGCTGATGCTTTTGCTATTGACCTAAAAAAATATGAAGCAATAGACAAAAAAGATAGATTTAAAACTATTGTTTCTGACTTGAAGAATAGCCAAGTCGAAATGATTGAAAAGCTAAAGCAAGAATATACATCTGCTGATGCGCAAAAGTTGCAACAGCTAACGCAGCAGTTAGAATTAGCCAATGCAAAGCTAAATGAAAAAGAAATGTTAATGCAGCAGGCTATTAAAGAAGAACAAGGTAAATTTCAAAGTTACATCAAGAATCAGCAAATAGATAAGGTCCGCGGTTCGCTTGTTGAATCTGTAAAAAATGCACGTTTAGCGCCTAAAGAAATGCGGGCAATTTTAGAAGCCGAAATACGTGAGCGCGGTTTTGATTTTGAAATTGATTCAGATAGTAACATTTGGGTTAACAAAGATGGAAACCGCGTAAAGCATCCATCTAAACCAACGGAAAACCTAAAGTACGAAACGCTATTTGAAATTATTGCAGCTGAATATAATTTCGAAAAACAAAGTAACGGTGGGCAAACAAAAAGTTTTGAGATTGACGAAAAAACAAAAAGCGGTATTCACCCAGCGCGATTAAAATACATGCAAGATAATGGTTTAATTTAGTTTGTAAGTTTGGTTTAAAGTTTGTCAGGGCAGTTCGAAAGGGCTGCCTTTTTTAGTGCAAAATATTCTATAAAAAATTTATAAAATTATTTATTTTAAAACATCTTATCTTTGCAGTAACGACCTCTCACAAAAATAGGGTGCTGCGGCACAGAAAAAAAACAGAACGCAGGGCAGCGTGGAAATGCCTAATAAAAAACAATTTTTTATATTATTAAATTACAATAAATGTCAACTATAAAACTCGCTGATGCGTGGAAAATTATAGACATATCGCTGAATAATAACAGCGGAATGCGTTCTATGCCTTCACCAAACATCGGTCTTTTGCAATTGCTTGTAAGTGCGGCTAATAAGTCAGCATCTCAAGTAAAGCTCGGCAACGTACAAGCTGTTGAGCAAGGTAACGGTAAAGTGTACAAAGTTGCACGCCGTTTTTTTCCACGTCTTTCTGAATCTAACGCTACAAGTTTAGAATATTGCCCAACTGATGGTGATGTTGTTAAGCCGCTTTATGATGAAGTAGAAATTACTAACAAAACAGTTTCTCAAAAAATTAAAATTGATGATGAACTGATTCGTTGTATTAAAGAAAGCCGCGCTGATTATCAAAACAGCTATGTTAATGAAGTTCTTAGAAACCACATTAACAAATTAGGTAAAGAAGTTGCAACGGTTGTTGCTAACGGTGGTTTTGTTGGTTCATTTGTTAAATGCGATTGTGCTGACCCTGCTGTTACTTCTAAATCTTTGCCTTTGTTCCTTAGTTCTGGTTTAGGTATCAATCCTGTTGGTGAATCTATCTTAGATAGCGACAGAAAGCAAGCTGAAATTGAACAACAATTGATTTTGGTTGGTGGTACTTTGCTTGACCAATACCGCAAAGCGCGTGTTATTGCATCTGGTAACGATAATGGTTTTGATGCATCTTTGCTTGAAATCACACGTTCTATCTACTACGATACTAATTTGCCAGCTGCATTAGGTAATACAAGCGATATTATTGCAATGGCACCGGGTGCGCTTCAACTTGTAACTTACGCAAAGAACAAAGGTCAGTTTACTTATGACTTTGAAGACCAAATGCGTACTACAGTTGTTGACCCATGGTTAGGTATTGAGCATGATGTTGTTATGTCTTACGTTAAATGTAATGACGAAATTGAACTATACATTCAATTCGCTACTAACTGGGCGGTAGTTGGTATGCCTAAATGCTGGGCAGTTAACGACTGTTTATTTGATGGTGTACTTGATGTATTTAAATATCAAGTTGTTTGCGCTGATACAGGATATTGCGACATTGAACCAGCTTGCGGTTTTGTTGCTGCACCAAATGCAACTGATGCAACATTCTGCGAATCTGCTGATGCTTGTGAAGTAGCATGTAGTGCTTTGTTCTATTCAAGAGAAGTTGAAGTTGAGCAATTTGAAGGTATTGAAGTTGATGTTACTGATGCTATTGCAATTCAAATTAACGGCTTACCATTCTCAGTTGGTGGTACTTTTGATACAGGTACTTCGGGCGGTGCTAATGGCTTTGTAGCTGCTGCACAGGCTGCACTTGCAAGTGTAGGTTCTATTTACACAGTTGCAGGTGGTTGGGATGGAACAGCATTAACAATCTATGTTTTAACTAATGATACAGTTACATCGGTTGTTATTGTTTCTGCCACAACTACAGATGTTGCGCTTACTGTTTCTACTGAAACACTTTACAATGTTTATAGTGCTTCAACGCCTTCAACAGGTGCGACACTTACAAACCTTGACTGGGTTTTAGATTCAAATTCATTTGATGGTGCGCCTACTGCACAAATTTTAGGCGAAACAAATGTATATGGAACTTATAGCAATTTCTACACAACAAGTACTAATACAGGTGCTGCACAGCTTATCATAACTGATAGCGCTGCATGCAACGATACTTTTAACGGTACAATTTAGTTTTAATGATTCGGGGGCGGGAAACCGCCCCTTTTTAAAATAAAAACACATGGTAAACTATTCAAAAAAAATAGCACAGGCATTAACAATAATTCGTAAATATTATAGCGCGGTAAATGTACAGCGTACAGATAACGAAGATGTTGTTTATTTATTCGACTATTCAACACAAAAGAAAACAATAGGCAGCATAAAGATTAACAAGGCTGTTGAAAAGGCTGTAAAGCAAAATGATTTTCCAAAGGATATTTATTATTCAGAAGGTTTATTATCTGTAATTAAAATAGAAGAAAATGTACAACAACCCGAAACCATCGAAGCCGAAACCATTGAAGCCGTTGAAACCGAAAAAATAGCCGAAACTGAAAAGCCAAAAAAACGCGGTCGCAAAAAACAAACTGAATTAGATGCTGAATCTTAATACACCTAATTGCTTAGATAATTATATTATATCATTGAACGGCTGCTATCCTGAAGGTACAGTTCCGACAAGCGGTTATTATTTAGAAAATCTTGAAGGGTTAACTATAAATAATGTTGCAGCGGTTAGTAGTGAAGCATTGGTTTCAGCTACAGAAACAGTACGCGAAAAGATGTATTTTGCTGCTGATATTGTAGAAAAGCGCTTAAAGGCCGTTTTAAATGCGCGTGGTATAAAGCTAAATAGCATTGGCAGTTTATATTCTGTTTGTCAGGTTAGTAATATTTCAGATATTCCCGTTGCTGCTAACCGCGGCATCAAAGTATCAAAAAAATGGATTAGTAGCCCACAAAGCCGTATTTTTGTAGATTCTGTACGTTTTAAAAGTACGGTCAATGCAAGCTCAACAATTTATGTAACTGATTATGCAGGCAATATATTATTTAGTCAGGCTGTTACTGTTTTTGCAGATACGGAAATGCACATATTTGTTAAAAAGTTTTTTAATGAAGATGTAATTTTAATTACGATAGACACTACTAATATAGCGCCTTATCTGTATACTTGTAATGCTGCATCTAATTGTAAGCCCTGCGGTGATATGGTGCTAAATGTTGAAGGTTGGAACGGTGTTAGTGCTTCTGCATCGGGTTATTTAGGCGCGTGTGTACGTGTTGATTGTGTTGATACTGATATTATTTGCCAGTTTTTAGACCGATTAGGTATGACAATTCTGTATCAAACAGGTGTGCAAATTTTAAAAGAATGGGTATCGCCTAACAACAGATTAAACCTTATTAAAACGCACGGTAACGAATGGGCAAATGTTAAAATAGCTGAGTGGGAAAATGCCAGCATTGAAGCATTAGATAATGAAATTGATAATATTATTCAGCTGTTAGAAACTGACCGCTTTTGTTATAGATGTGAACCAAGACTTAGAATGTATTCAATGTTTCCCGGCTAATGAATATATCTGAACGCTTAGAAATACTTGCACAGGTTGTAAATGATGATAATACAGCGCGTAGAATATCTCAAGCTGCCGCTATTCAAGTCATTGCAGAATATAAGCAAAGGATATTTTTTTTAGGCTTAGATACATCAGGCGGTTCAATAGGGCAATATTCAGTAAATCCGTTTTATATAAATCCGTTAAGCCTTACAACTGTTTCAGCGGGCGGTATAAAGCCACAAGGCAAAAACGGTCAAAGTGTTTTTAAAAATGGCAATCCGCATAAAACAAAGTATTTAACACAAGGTTATAAAGAACTAAGAGATTTAACAGGCCGCCAATCAAATACAGTTGATTTAAATTTTAGCGGTTCATTATTTCAAAGCATTAAAGTAACTGAAAGCGGTAGTGTTAGCGCAATTACTTATACAAATGATGAAATGGCAAATATAATGGTTTTTAATGAAGATAGGTTTGCAAAAGATATTTCAACGGTATCAAATGAAGAACGCGAAATGGGCGAAACGGCCGCACGAAATGAACTATTAGCAATTTTAGAAGAAATAGATTTACTATAATGTACGTAACACAAAACATAATAACCGAACTAATTAAGCAAATTGATACTGCAATGGCAGCCGTAAATGTAAACGTTAACGGTAATGGCATAGCTGTAAAAGATACTGCTGGGCAGGTTGTTACTTTAAATGTTACGCAAAACGGAACACGAAACTATGTTGGCATCACAGACACCTCGGGAGCGGGCTATTATATCCGTACTAATGGTATTGTTTCGGAAACAAGAAAAGCAGCAAATACAAAGCGCGGAAGTTGTGGTATCGAATTGGATGTGCGTGTTCCATTTAAATTAGTTTTTTGGAACTTATGCGCTGATCCGCGTATGTTATTAGATTCGGTTAAGTTTGCGCTGTATGGTGCGAATTTTAAGAACGTACAATGGCAATACGCAATAGTTAACCCGCGTTTGTTCCCAGTCAGTAATGAAATACTACCATGGGTTGTATACTCAGCTGAAACAGGCAAAGATGCAAAGACATTGCAAAGTTTAATGCAAATAGTTAGTATTGATTTTGAATTAAGATATGATTTTAGTCTTACAGAAAAATGTAAGCCGTTTACGATATGTTAAGAATCACTATGCCGCCATTTTCGCTACCTTGGGGCAATTAGTAGGGGGTTGGGATCAATACCCCCTTTTTTAGAAAATATTTAAATTTATATATATGGCTTGTTGTAATTGTTGTGAAAATACGTTAATTTTGGGCTGCATTAACAGTTGTGATGCTGTATTTGATACGGGTATTGTTGTTGATGCGCTAAATGAAGGCGTTTGGGTTTTGCAGCTTAGTTTTGGTAGTATTTCTATTTATTACAGCATTGATGTTTTAGATGGTGAAACAGTTATTTTTACAATGACAAACCTAAATGAAAACTACACATATACTGGACAGATAATTGACCCTAACGGCGAAATTATTAAAGTTGTAAGAGATGGCATTGAATACGATTGTATTGAATTTAGTACTAAAGTAGGATTATCAAATAATCAAATAAACTTATAAAAAATGATAGACATAGTAAAACTCGCAAATGGTAATGTAGCTATTTATGATTCGACATCGGGCGATTTCATTAACAGCCTTAGCCCTGACATAGTTGAAATTGAATGTAACGTTAACGGCAGCGTTAAAGTAGTTCAAGACAACGGCAGCGTTGAATACATTGACCCAGCAACAGTTCAAAATACTGAAGTAGTACCAGCAGCCGCAATACCTTTTACAGGTAATTGTGCCGACTTAGCCCAATTGTTAAGTACTGATTTTTTTTTTGTAGTTAGCGGTGGCGGTGGTTCACAAGACTTAGCAAGTGTTTTAGTTGTTGGTAATTCAGCAAATGCTGGAATTATAGACTTGGATTATTTGGATTTTGATACAGCAGCAGCACATTCTGTTGGTGTTGGTGAATTGGCGTGGAATAACACAGATGGTACTCTAGACTTAGGTTTGCAGGGTGGTTTAAAAAATAGACTTGGTCAGCAATTAGTAGTTAAAGCACGTAATACAAGCGGTTCTTTAATAGCAAAAGGCAGCGTTGTAAAGGTAGTTGGTGTTGCAGGCGGATTCGTTGGTATAAACTTGGCACAAGCAGACAGCGTTGCAAATAGCGAAACAGCATTTGGAATTGTTGCCGAAGATATTGCAGATAGTTCAAATGGATTTGTGGCAATAAACGGATTAGTACACGGATTAAACACAAACGCATTTACAGAAGGTGATATTCTTTACCTAAGCACAACAAGTGCTGGAGCAATAACAAATGTTAAACCTGCATCACCTAATTATATAGTTGTGGTTGGTTATGTCGCTAAAAAAAGCGCAACCGATGGACATATTTTATTGCATGTACAAAACGATACAAGACAAGCTGTAGAGATACAATTAGCTGCATCGGATGAAACTACAGCACTAACAACGGGAACGGCAAAGGTGACCTTTAGAATGCCTCACGCAATGACGCTAACAGGTGTTAGAGCTTCTTTAACAACGGCACAGGCATCAGGTTCTATCTTTACAGTAGACATAAATCAAGGCGGTTCATCTGTTTTAGGTACAAAGCTGACCATTGACAATACAGAGAAAACATCTGTTACGGCTGCAACACCTGCAACAATTACAACATCTGCGCTTACAGACGACAGCGAAATAACAATTGATATCGACCAAATCGGGAACGGCACAGCAACTGGTCTTAAAATAACTCTAATCGGAACAAGATGATAATAAATCCTTACGTTTTTGGTGCTGCTTATGACCCCGATGCTCAGGCATTTTTTACGGCTTCGGGTTTAACAGGTGCTACAAATTTAAACGCTGTCAATCAGCTTGTTTTAGATTTGAAAGCAGCAAGCATTTGGACAAAGATGAAAGCTATATATCCAATGGTTGGGGGAACTGCTGCCTTGCATAAATGGAATTTAAAAGACCCACAAGATACTAATGCAGCGTTTAGGTTAGTATTTTTAGGTGGTTGGACACATAGTTCTAATGGTGCGCTACCAAATGGTACGAACGGTTATGCTGATACTTTTTTAACTCCAAATATTTCATTATCTCAAAACAGTACTCATGTTTCTTATTATAGCAGAACTCAAAGCAATGGAACTGAAATTGAAATTGGAAGCGCAACAGCAAATAACTTCGGAGACCCTCGTACATTACTTGAAATAAGAACGAGCGGAATAACTTATTATGCTGTAAATTCACAAGGTACTTATATATCTTATTCAGATGCGGATAGCAGAGCGTTTTATATTGGTAATAGAACAGCTTCAAATGTTGTAAACGGTTGGAGAAATAGCACAAAGGTAGCAACAGGAACAACAGTAAGTTTTGGATTAAGTACAAGAACTTTTTGGCTTGCAGCTTTAAATTCTGGTGCTACACCTTTATATTCTACAAAACAATGCGCTTTTGCATCTATCGGTGACGGCTTAACAGATACAGATGCAGCAAATTTTTACACAGCCGTGCAGGCATTTAACACAACTTTAGCAAGACAAGTATGACATACGTAGGACTATTAACAGAATCGCAAAAAGATAGCTTAGTTGGTCAGCTTTATGATGAAGACAGCTATTTTAACCCAATTCAGGATATTGATAACAACTGGATAATTTCATTTGAAGAGATGGAATTTTGCGTTAATCCTGAATTTATGTGGGTAAAAGATTTGCCGATAATCGAATATAAACCAAAGCCATCGCCACCATTTCCGCCTTTATAATGCTATACCTTATAACACTATCAATTTTTGCAGCATTTGCAATTAAGTTTTTGCACTATTGCATTGGTTCACCTATTCAGGGAGAATATTATTCTGGGCGTATATTTTCCGCTTACGGCAAGTTTATTTCTAAATTATATTTAGACTTCGAAGCCAAAGAAAAAAACCGCGTATGGGCAAAATATAACGCGTGGAAGCAAAAACGCGATAAGGAACTAAACGAAGAACTGCAAAACAAAACAGCTAATGAAGCTGATACTATTTATAAAGAATACCTACAACAAGTAGAATCACTTTATAATGATGTCGAAAACAATATGAAAAATAACCCGTGGTCTATGCTTGGCGCCTGCCCTATCTGTTTTGGTACATGGGTTTCACTATTTACATTTACATTCTTTGTTATATTTGTTCCCCTGCCGTGGTGGTTTATCTTTATAGGTACGCCTACCGCTGTTATTGTTTCACGTTATATTAAAATCTCATAATGGATTCCCTGACTATTACCGCCGATTCGCTTAGATTAGCATCTGATTCGCTAAACTATTTTATTAAGATTTTGCCCGAAATTAAACAGCAACTTTTTATCTTGAAGCCGCTTATTATTTGCCTCAGTTTTTTACTATTAGTTGACTTTTTAACAGGCGTTCGTAAAGCTAAAGCATTAAAAGAAAAAATACAATCGCGCGGTTTTAGACGTACAATTTCAAAAATGAATGATTATTGTTTAGCAATAATAAGTAGTCAAGTTTTTACTTGGATGCTTGATCTTGAAATTACACTTAGTTATTACGTTGCTTTGTTCGTTTGTGGCATTGAATTAAAATCAATTTTTGAAAACGTATCACAAACAACAGGTGTTAATATTATCGGTTATTTTAAAGGTTTTATTCCAAATCCTAAAGATATATTAAAAAAGCCCGGTAAAGATACCGAGCCTAAATAATGTTTGCTCTTTTGCTGTTTTCATGTGTGGCCGCTGTCTTTTTTGGGCAGCGGTTTTTCATTTTTTTGCTATCAGTATTTCGTGTGTTTCAAATTTAATTAGCGCTGCAACCTGAAGTATTTTGTTACGCTGAAAGTATTCATCAGCATCAAATTCAATATCATTAACTATAACCGTGTTACGGTCCCATAGCGCAAACTCACAATGTAGCTTAAAGCGGTCCGACATAACAGAACTAAACAAAAATAATGGTATAAAATGTTCGGTTTTTGGTAGCTGCCTTATTAGGTCAAAATTAACGCATTTGTGATGGTTGCAATAAACGGCCCATACAGATAAATCCGTTGGTATCATGCGCTGGATATCACCCATACCAACGCCTAATTTACGGTCGTAAAATTCTGTTAAATCCTGATTAGGAAACAATTTATTCACCGCTTTCGCTACGCAGTTCATTTTGTGATTTGTTGTAAGCTAAAAATAATAATTTTTTACATTCGTTTAAATACCATTCTGATTGTGATTCTGGCAATGTAGATGCCATCGCAACAACTTCGGCAATAACAGCTACATTGTCGTAAGTGCTTTCATTTAGTAGTTCGCGTTCGGTTGGTGTGGCCGCCTTTTCAAAATTATTAACAAATAGATTTATAGATGTATGCAAATCCATAAACCGTTTTTTCATTTCGAATTTTAATTTTTTAGGTTCAAACTGCGCAATAGCATATTTTGCAGTACTTAGTGCGCCTAATAGCAGCCAAATGTTTTGAGTTAGTTCGTTTACTTTTTGCTCACCAATCTTATCAATTAGTGCCGCTTTTTTTTCGTCATTCGTCATGCCCTTTTAGTTTGTTTTGAAGTTCTTCAATTTTGTGTGTAAAAATGTCAATTTTTAATTCTAATTCGTCATCGTAAGGTTCTTCATTTTGAATCCACAACAAAGCATCTAAATAGCCTTTTTTGTATTCAAGTATCTTTTTTAATCTTAGCTGTTCTGTACGTGTCATAGTTTTTTAATATGATTTACCATGTTTGTAAGGCCTTGAAGCATTATATTGTAATTTTGCTTTGATGTGAAAATCTAAATCAATATTAAACTTATGGCTAAAATCCAATAGTCTTATTATTGCATCGGCTATTTCATCTTGTACCGTGTCTTTGATATTTTCTTTAAAACGTTCGGGCGTACTGATATTTTTGTATTGTAAAATATCTTGTTCGGTTGCCCACTTTTGAGCGCGGTCGGCTTCAATTGCTTCGGCTAATTCGCAAACAGTAAGCATTACTACTTCGGTTAATTTGCGCTCACCTTCCCAAAATCCGCGCGATGCGTTACCTTCATGTATTTCTTTTGCTAATTCGTTAAACATGTTATATAAATTTTACTAATTCATCAATTTTAGGAACTCTAATATATTTTTTCTTTTCAATGCTATTCATAATTCGAACCCGCGATATGCCAAAATATAAACATGCTGCATCAACAGACATAAAGTTAATAATTGTATCATTGGATAGCACAGCTTTAACGTGACGGTTTTGTTTTGGAATTTTACCAAGCTGTTCTTTAGCTGCATTTCGATTCTGAATGTATTTATAAACTGATTCAGCAGTTACTAAGCATTCTGTTTTTATATTGCCTAAAGAAACAAAATCTTCAAAATGCTTTACAAATATTTCATCGGGTTTTGCTTCGGTTAAATATCCAAAATTTATTAGCTGTCTTATTCTGGTACCAGCATAGTTAGGATTCTTAGCGCCGTTAGGTTTTATTAGCTGCATCGCTTGCTCAAACGTTAAATACATATCTTATTTTTAAAAAAAAACCGCCTGAACTTCAAAACAGGCGGCCCAAACTAAAGACCAATGAGTACAACAAAGAAAAAATAAGATTTTATTTTAATATTTGCAACTTAAAATGGCAAATCTGTATCAAATTCTGTTTGTGGTATAACTTCAACTTCTACTGATTGCGCTTTTTGACCTGTGTTAATTTTTCTGCAATACGAAGCGATAATATCAGTATAGTATTTGCCTTCATGTTCCCGGTATTCTATTTTGCCTTCAATGAAAAGCATATCACCCTTTTCAAGTTTAATATTATTCCAATAGCTGACATTGTGCCATTGTGTTTTTTCTTGCCATTCGCCGTTTTTATCTTTGCTACTTTCAGATGTTGCAAAGCTAAATTTGGTTAGCGTTTTTTCGCCAAATGTTTTTTGCTCAGGTTCTTTGCCAATCCTACCAATTAGCGTAACGCGGTTTACCATCGTATTTTTTTTTATTTGTTAAAGAATGATTATTAGCTTTTAATTTTCCCTTTGACCAGATATTAAAGTCATCGAAAAAAAATGTTTTTACATCGCCTAATTTATAATATTGATTTTCACGTGTGCAGATAGCTTTGTAATTACCCATCGGTAAATGCTGAATTATTAGCCATTCATCGCCTTCTGTCTTATCGTGAAAAAATCGGTACATCATAAACCCAAAGGTCATATTTTTCAATGACACTAATAAGTATTTCAGCATATTTTTTTTCGGTTGCATATCCACATTTTTTAAGACCGTGCGCCCATTCTTTATAATTTAATCTGCTAAGTTTTGTTAAATGCCTGTAATGTTTAGATGTTAGCAGCTTCGAATGGTCGCGATATGACCACCATGCAGATTTGTAAACTTGAAATTTATCTTTAGGTGTATCATCTTTGTAAATGGCATATTTGCCCCTACCGCGATACTTTACGCCAAAGTGATTATTATGCTTAACTGCTAAACTTGAACGCCCTGCATTCGATTCTATAATGCCCTGTGCCAGCGTTATGCTTACAGGTATATTATAAAGTTTAGCTTCTTGCTTTGCAGTCTTTAAAAAGCGGTTTATGTAACGTTCAATGTGGTTTTGTTTTGGCTGCTTTTTTAGTGCCGGGAATGTAGCAGAAGTAAATAGCACTACTGCCAAAATTAAAATTGCTGTTTTCATGTGTGTTTAAGTTATAATGTTTACTAATGCTGCGCCTGTTGCATAGCCTACACCATAGCATAGCGCAAGTTTTAAGCGGTCACGGTTGTTCTTTGCTTCTATTTGATATGCAAGAAAGGGCAAGCCTAAAAACGGGCCTATAAACGCCCAAAAAACCATCGGCAAAAGCTGCCTATCTGAAACAGCTGAAATGTAGAACGTGCTTGCTATTTCGATTATTACGGCCGCTACGAATAGGATAATGTATTTCATTGTTTAAGCTGATCGTTTAGCTGTTTGATTGTTTCTTTAAAACCAAATGGAAAGCAAGTGTATTCCCATAAATAGAACTCACATTCATCATCTGTCCAGTCGGGCCTAAAATGTTTAACCCAATCAATGTAAGGCATTTTGTTTGCCTGTTCAATGGTTAGTTCTGTCATTGTGCGTATTTTAAAGTTAAAAAAGAACACACTTCAGGAGCTTCACCTGCCTTCTAGTATACTTGTACCTCTCAGTTAAGAGTCAGCACTGAGCTTTATTACTTTGTGTGTTCTTAAAAATGCTGTCTTTCCAGCTGTCAGGTTAGTTTTTGTTTAGCGGCCTGCCTATTTTGGAACTCTACCGAAACCAAGTATCATTTATATTCAATAGTTACATTATACCCTAAATGCTCAAGTATCTGCCTAACAATCGTTTCAGTATCTGTATTATGGAATTCAAGTTCAACGCCGTTAACAGTTGTTATTGTGCCAAAATCATGACAGCACCCATCCCCGCAGGTGCTGTCATAATCTTCTAATGTGATGTTAAGGTTTTTTGTAGATTTCATTGTAGTATTGTTCAGCATCTACACATAATTTCATAGATTTAGATATATTGGATAGCCTTCTTTTTTGTAAATAAGCATCTACAATCTGCTGCTTTTCCATTTCTAAGGCTGCTTGTATATCTAAATCAACCAATCCTTTTTCTTTAATGATTTGCTCAACCAACCATTCTATTGCTGTCTGTTTCATATCATTTCTTTTTATCAATTAACAAAATTAAACCAATACCAAAGCATAAGCCGCCAATAAAACAAAATACTAACATAAGATAAAGTTTTTCAAGTGTTAAGGCCATTGTTAAACCAACTAATAAGCCAGCGCATGCACTAATAATTATATTTTTCATATAGAAGGTCATCAAGTTGGTTATGAATTTGGTTGTCAATATAAGCATCGTAATCTGATTCGTCTTGACTGCTTAAACATTCTTGCAAAAGTTCTTCAACTTCATCATAAGTCATATTAAGCATTATTGCAAGTTCATCAGTTGTGTATTCAGTATCATCTATTGTAGTGCTAAGAATCTCAAAAAAAGCATCTTCATCAGGTTCAAGTGGTACGCCGTATCTGTCGCGAGATCCGCGGCAATATTCATTGTATTCACCTGTAATAACTAATGTTTTGTCGTTTGGCATTAAATAATCTGTTGTCGTTTTCATTTTTAGAAGTTTTTAAAGTTAATAATTTCATTTAATACGTCAAAATAATACTGTACTACCTCAGTAGTTTTTTCATCTGTCAAATCGTGTACTAACAAATCTGATACAACGCAATCGCCTAATTCGTCAGCAACCATTAAACAAATGTTTATAGTGTGTAGCTTTTCAACATCGTTCATTTGTTGCCAGCGACCAAAGCTATAACGTTCTATAAGTTCGGTTGCTTTATCCTTTGGTGTCATTTGTTAAATATCTGTCGGTTAACCAAATGCCTATTTTATCTTCAAGTCTGTACATGTACTGATAAGAATCAGTAAACTTAATATCAATAATTTTAGATGTGTAAGGCTTTGTCATTCTGTCATCATAGGTTACTATATCGCCTATGTTAAACTTGCTGGTAAATGTGATAATTCTTTTCATTGTGTGAAGTTTTTTAAAGTTCAATTAAAAATGTTTTACCGGGTTCAAACAAATGTTCAAAACCTTTTTTATCCATGTCGGTATAAACGCCGCACCCAAAAATGCTGCCTAATCCGTTGCAGCAAATCATGCTGCCGTAGATGATTCCAGAATCTGCACTTACTTCGATGTGAGTTTCTTGTAAGTTTTTAGATTCTTCTGTATCCCAATACTGAGCTAATAGTGCTGCTTTTAAATCATTGATAGTTTTCATTGTGTGAAGTTTTTTGTTGTTAAAGTATGTTTATTATAATATTTTATATCCGTGTTCAGTATGTATTAGTTGTATTTTTTCAATTGTATTATTATATTTTGCAATTACACCTTCATTATTAAAATTTTCTTCAATAAATTTACCTTGAAAAATAAAAGCTATACCATTTGAGTTTTTTACATAATTAGAATATTTTTCAGCTATTTTTCTTGATTGAAAATATAATGATTCTTCATCATTTAATTCAAAACAACAAATACCTTTTAATTCTGTGTTATTAAAACCATTGTAAGATATTTCATTTTGCGTTGGTTCAATTTCTGTAAATCTTAAATATGTGTTCATAATCTAAAGTTTTTTGTTGTCATTTAATCAAATCCTGACACGAAGATACAAACACTTTTTATATTTTAAACTATTTTTATAAAAATTTTTATAAATTTTTTAAATTTATTGAAACGCAGCGCCCAGACATACCAGCTGCAAAACGCGTATTACTTCGCCGTGATGCGCCTTTAAGCCTTAATAAGATAGTATTCCATGATATTTGCCAAGGCGTGCCGCTTAAAACTTTTTTTACATAAACAGATGTATTCAGTATTAGTAAGTCATCACCAATTACCCGGATACCTAAACGCATTAACCTTTCGTTCGCTTCAGCTTGTGATGGCTTAACCGATGGCTGGTAATTAAATGCGCATTCAACTAATTCGCCTATCGTTTTATTGCCTACATAGTTTTCGGCTTCTATTCGTATTTCTTGACTTAAAATCTGTTGCAAACATCTTTGTTCATCTGTCAAATCTTCTTTGTCTTCTTCATATTTGCGCATTTCTAAAATTGCGTTTGCTTCTTCTAATGCTATTTCGGCCGTTACCGGGTCATCGTGCAGCGTATGCCACCAACCGCCCATAAGCGCACCAAACTGATCACCTACTGCCCTATCTTCAGTTAATAACGATACGGCGTTTGTAAATAGCTTAATGCTTTTTTGTATGTTATCTGCTAAGTTTAGCATTCGCGCCTGAAAACGTGGCCCGAAATCATCTGTAATAACTTTGCTTTTTAGCTTTTCAAGTTCGTTAAATTGTTTCGGATCGGGTAATTTCTTTAGTTCCAAAACACAAAAACGGCGTTTGTCTGAATCGTTTACTAATTGCGGATTTATACTTACAAATAAAAAACAGCTTCTAACAAAATAATCAATAGCTTTACCATCTTTGCCGCCTTTAGCTATTGCAGGTGATTTTTCACTACTTGCTGCCCTTGCTAATCCTATTATTTCTTGCATCCGTTGAGCTGCGCGTTCATCATTACCTTCGCCTTCATCAATGGTTACAGGTAGTGCATCACTGTTTAGTTTTTGCCTTACTGCTGGTTCTGTTGCCGCTGTGCCCTGTACACTAACTGCAATGTTGCCGATAACTTCATTTATAATATTTTCTAAAACCCATGATTTACCATTACCGCGCGGTCCTGTTATCCAAACATGAGGCCGCCATTTTAAAATACCCGAAATTGGCGCCAATGCTAACCAACCCGATAATAGTATTGCATCGGCCTTTGTTTGCCAATTCAATTTATTTAACATCTTAGGTATCATACCAGCCTCAGTAGGCAATAACGCCGCTTCAATAGGCATATCAATAGCCTTATTATAAACATAGCTGTATTTAGTATCTAAGCCGCCTAAATTGTAGCGCTTTTTATCTTGTATCAACTGTTGCCCAGCATGAAATACAACGCCGTTTTTTTCTTGCCATGCACCGCGACCGCGTATGTTTTCAGTATTATAAAAACCAATCGCATTGCAGAAATTTATAAGATAATCTGCCGCCGTGGTTACTTCGTAATTACTATTGTCGCGGTTTGGAAAACTTGTTACCCAAAATTCTAACGGCGCTATGCTTAATAAATTAGCCTTGTTTATTGTTACAGCTTTATATTTTACAATGGACATTGTTGAACGAATGTAGAAATAATAAAGCATTTGCCCATCTTCAATACCCCAACCTAAAGGCCTAAAATATCCACCTATAAAACCTTTTTTATCGGTTTCAGGTGCTGATGCTGCTGGCCGTTCTGCTTTAGGTTTCTTTGCAGTTTGTTTTGGTTTTTGTTCCCAGTCTATTGGTTTTTGTTGTTTCATTGTCTTACTATTTGTTTACCAACGTTAAACTTTTTGATATTTTGCATTAGATCACGTACGGTATCAAAAACATCGTCAGTATCAGCGATAATTGAATTTATCATATTTATGCCTACTTTTATCAATTCGCGCTGCACATGCTTTTGTATTAGTATTCTTGCGTGGTATTCTAAATTTGCCGAACTTGCAACACGATTAGTTAATTCAGCTAAATATGCTGGACCACCGCAACGATATTTTAATTTTTCAGCTACGGTAATAATATCTACTACTTCAACCGATTGGCAAAGTTCAAAAATAAGTTTGTGATTATCAAAATAAAAGTGTTCAGGGCTTAAAAAATTAACTTTGTCGCGGGCGTTATTATCTACTAAGATAGCACCTAATATAACTTGTTCTAAATCTTTCGAATGTGGGAAGGTAATTTGTTTTTCAAAAAAACTTTGCTCTTTTTCTTCAAGTGCAATAATGATATTTTGCAGCGTTAAAAGTTGGCGTTCTTTAAGTTGCCTGTAATTTTGGCGCTTAGTATCGTCTTTGATGTAAGCATCCATTTTTAATGCTTCATCTTTAAGTTCAGATAGTAGGTTATCAGCTTCTGTTATCATATCTCATCTGCTTTAAAGTCTTCATCTACCCAGCGCAAAATATCACCAATGCCGCCCGATTTTCTGACTTGTTTAATAAAATTGATTTGTTCTTTTGTGGATTTACCGCTAAGGTTTTTCACTTCAAGGGCTGTAAATATAGCAATTTTTTTACCTACCATATCTTTAGTTATAATTTTTTCGGTCCATCCGATTAAATCAGAACTGCCAACGCATAAGCCAAATGTTATTTGCCGCGGCTCAGTTATAATAGGGCGGCTGTTAATTACCGCCCTTTTGCCCTGAAATGCTGTGCCTGTATTGTTACGAAATAATATGCCGTGTTTGCTGTGTCGCGCTTGCAGGGCCTTGTATAGTTCTTGTTCTTTCATGTTATCTATCTACTATTACTATTGAATTAGGATATTGTTTTAATGCTGCAAGGTATTTTTTAACAAACTGCACAAAATGAACATAAGTACCCCATCCATTAGGTGAATTAAACTTACTAAAATAATCAGGTCTATTTTTTAGTAAATCTAAACCTTGTTCAATAACATCAATTATGTCAGTTGCAATTATGGTTACTAAATCTTCAAATGCCATTTCTATTTTATAATCTTCGCTATAAACATAATCTTTATGCAGTTGATAAGGCCGCCAAAGTGCTTTATAAATGCCAGCTTGTTCAGCCATTACATTTAAATTGTGTCTTATGTTAGCGCTATAAAGTTGTTCTTTTTCTTCATGAAAATTAACCATGTCATAGCTAACATATTTTATTCTGTATAATCCAACATCTAAACTCATGATTTTTTTGATTTAGGTGAACAGCCAAGCCAAAAACTAAATGAAAACTGTTTAAGTCTATATCCTTTAATTTTATACTTTGCCATTGTTTCGTTAAAAATATCTTGCATTACTTTATCTTCACATTCGTAATTCATGAACTTGATATCTTTTTGGCCGTGTTCGTTAAGTTCGGCATTAGCTACAAGTTCATCGAAATCTGCGGGCGGTTCGCTAACTGCATAAACCCGCCTAAAAATTTCTAAAAGTATTTCGTAATCAGTTAATTTTTTTCGAGGCATTGTTCAAATTTTTTAAGGTAATTTAATGTGCTTTCATATTGATAACCATTCGGGCCACCGTTCCACATACGTGCAAGTTCGCCATAATCAGGATATTTGCCGTACTTTTGCGCATACACATGGCAATTGATACCCATAACCGCCCAAAACACACGCTCAGCTTTAACTGAATCAAACATGTCTTTGTGTTGGTAATTTAGCAAGTCTTTAAGGCCCGACCCGGTAACACAAACATCGTGAATCTGATACCTACCAAAAGCCCTGCCGCTGTCACCTATTAAGCTGTCGGTATTTTTGGACTCAATTTGTCCAATTGCTCTAATAAAATCTGAATCAGTATCGCAGGTGTCGCGCGTTATGTAAATAGTTTTTACAATAACTTCGGGTTCGGGTTTACTGCCAGCGTAAATAACAGCAGCTATAAGTGCTGTAAATAAAATTATGTCTTTAAGCATATCAATGTTTTTTAGTTTTATAAAATTCGTTCCATTTACGCATTACAGCAGCTTTTAAATCATCGCGGTTTATAGCGTTCAATCCGTGTTTATTATTTATGTATTCAATAGAACCTTTGTCTTTTAATACCCTACTTTCAAATAGAAAATAAACCCATTTATCTTTGTGACCGCGCTGAATTTTTAACTGCCATAAGTCTTCAAGTGTTCGGCTTTTTGCCTGCTCAGTACGTTTAACTTTCAATAGTTCGTCAAGTGTTGTTTCATCTTTTACGGCAACGCCTGCAACCTGTTCAATTTCGCTTACCTTTATAGGCTCAACAAAACCGCAGTAAGGACATGCAACGTGTGTTTTTTCATAAGTCCTAAAGCATTCTGTACAGTCTTTGTATTCATTATCTATCTGTTCATCGGTATCTTTACGTTTTCGCTTTTGCATTCCTTCTAATGTCCATTCTCGCGTCATTAGTGGATGCCCATGTAATTTCTGATTTCCTACGTGATCAAGTATCAAACATCGGTCTTTGCCTTCCATCGGTCTTAATCCGCGACCAACAATCTGTAAATATAAACTTAGTGACATAGTGCGGCGTAACATGCCAACAACTGATACTGCTGGTATATCTGTACCTTCACTTATAAGGTCGCAAAACGTTAATATCTGAATATCGCGATTCGCGAATTGCGATATAATTTCTTTAACCTCGCTTTCATCTAAGTTTCCATTTATAGAAACTGCTTTAAAACCAGCTTCATTGAATGCCGCTGCAACGTTATCAGCATGCTTAATATTTACGCAGCTATAAATAGCAGGTTCACCCGGTGCCAAACGCTTATACTCTTCAACTGCATTTCCTGTTATAGCTGGTTTATCCATTTCTTTAAACAAGTCATCAGCTTTATATTCGCCGTTTTTATCCTTTTTAATCTTAGTAAAATCCGCCAACGGTTTAAAGTTATAATATTCAGGCATCACTAGGTTACCCATTTGCACTAATTCAGCGGGTAATGGCCCTAATACTAAATCACTAAATACATCGCCTAATCCTTGACCATCGCCGCGCCATGGTGTAGCAGTAACACCTAAAACATAAACAGAATCCGCGTAGAAATCTAAAATATCCTTCCATGTTCCAGCGTTTGAATGATGCGCTTCATCAATTATTAGTAGGTCAGGTTGCGGTACTTCATTTAACCGATTCTTTAAACTTTGAACGCTGCAAACTTGCGCTGGTAAATAATACTGTTTTGGCCTGTTACCCGCTATAAATCCGTGTCTTAATCCATATCTTTTGCAACGTTCTGATATCTGATTAACAAGGTTTTTTTTATGCACTAAGAAATAAACGCGTTTACCTTTACCAACTGCTTCCATTGCCATATAAATGAACGTTTCAGTTTTGCCGCCGCCCGTTGGTAATACGAATAGAACTTTTTTATTCCCCTGTCGGTAACTCTCTCTTATGTCGCTTACGCTTTTCGATTGATATGGCCGTAGCTGTATTGTGTTCATTTTCGATTTGGTTTAAAGCATTCATAAGTTTAAAATAGATGATCAATGTTTGCGGTTCTACCTTAGACCAGTATTCGACAGTTTGCCGCCCTACATCAGCCCGCCTGCAAAGTTCCGAAATACTGATGCCTAAAATGTCGCATCTAATAGATAGCTGTTCAAATGTTTTCATAAAATTTTTTATTTTTTCGTTCAATTGTGTTGCAAAGTTAAAAAACCTTTTTAATTTTGTGCTATTATTTAATAAAATATTTTTAAAATTTATGACAAACCAAGAGTATCACAAAAAAACTGAGTACATCAGTAAATCACTTTTAGACTTAGTACATAAGTCGCCAGCGCATTATTTAGCCTATATAGAAGGCGAAAAACAAGCGCCAACTTCAGCCATGAACTTAGGTAGTTTAGTTCATAGCGTTGTATTTAATCAGGATAATTACGCCGTTATGCCAGAATGCGACCGCCGTACAAAAGAAGGTAAAGCAATTTATGAATCATTTATTGCTGAATCCGAAGGCAAAGAATTATTTGTATCGCTTAAAGATTACGAATTAGCCCTAAACATTAGAAACGCTGTTTTAGCACATCCGAAGGCTGCTATACTTTTAGAACAGGGCCAAGCGGAATTGCCTATATTCGGTAAAATTGCAGACCTTGACGCTAAATGCAAAGTTGATTTTCTTAATACAAAGTATAACGTTTGTATAGACCTTAAAACAACAACTAACTCAGCACCCGGTGAATTTGCTAAATCTGTTTGGAATTACCGCTATCATGTTCAAGCTGCGTTCTACATGGACCTAACAAAGGCCGAACGCTTTATATTTATAGCTGTTGAAAAAGAAGCGCCATTTAATGTAGAACTTTATGAACTTGACCCCGAAGCTATCGAACGCGGCCGCCAAGAATATTTAGCCGATATCGAAACGCTTAAAAAATGCAAGGAAACTAATAATTTCCACGGCTATACAACTGATAACAAAATACATATTCTTTCATTGCCTAACTGGGTTAAATAACAACAAACCATGACACAACTAACAAAACTTCCAACACTTCAGGAACTTCTAATTGAAAATGAAGACAGCCTAAAGCAAAACGCGCTTACTGTTTTATTGAATCAAGATCCACCAGCTAAGTGGTTAGTTCAGCATCCAATGATTCGCGATTACCGATACATACCTATTGAAAAAATAGAATATCTGTTAACGCGTATCTTTGGCAATTTTAACGTTGAAATACGCTCAACACAGATAGTAGCTAACTCAGTAGTAGTAACTGTAAGACTGCATGTAATAAACCCTATAAACGGCCAACCAATGTGGCAGGATGGCATAGGCGCGGCACCAATACAAACTGACAAAGGTGCAGGCGCAACCGATTGGAACGCCGTTAAAACCGATGGCGTGCAAAAAGCTGCACCCGCCGCCGAAACTTACGCCGTTAAAGATGCTGCCGAAAAGTTTGGTAAAATATTTGGCCGCGATGTTAGCCGCAAAGGCAGTATGAATTATACTGATTTGCTGAAAAAATCAGCGTTTAATGATGAATTAGAAAAATAAAAGTGTTATATTTGTGAACGTTCTGCAACCACAAAAAGAACTAAAAGATATTTAAAGCCCTGAATGATATAGGTCGTGGTTGCCCTATTGATTTCGGGGCTTAGTTTTTTAAAAAATATGTTATGGAACTTAAAATTAAAGATGAATTTAAAAAGCTGATTCCACCGCTAACGCCCGATGAATACAAACAGCTTGAAACTAATTGCATTCAAGAAGGTATTCGCGATGCTATTATAACTTGGAATGGCTATATTATTGATGGGCACAATAGGTATAAGATAGCACAGGATTGGTGTTTAGTGTTTAAATTAGAACCTAAAGAATTTAAGTCTGAACAAGATGTTAAAGTTTGGATGATATTGAACCAATTTGGAAGGCGTAATATAGGCAATTATACACGTGCAAAATTAGCCTTAGAACTTGAAGATATTTTTAAAGAAAAGGCTAAAGAAAATTTGAAACTTGCAGCTGAAAAAACTAACACGGGTTTTCAGATATCTGAAAAGGCGTTAAACTTATTTAATGAAGAAAAACCTGTAAAAAATATTGAAATTGAAAAAGTTAATTCAGTAAAAGAAGTTGCTAAAGTTGCTAACTTATCACACGATACAATAGCAAAAGTTAAAAAAATTGAAGAAAAGGCAGCACCTGAAATTAAAGAAAAACTTTCAACAGGCGAACTTTCAATTAACCAAGCTTATCAGGATATTAAAAAAGAAGAAAAAAAAGTTAAATTTGAAGAATCTAAGCAAATTTTTGAAAAAGAAATAAAAGTAGAAAATATAAATCAAATTATAATTCATGGAGATAGTATAGAAATTCTTAAAAATTATAACGGTCCTAAATTTGACCTTTTATTAAGTGACCCACCTTATGGGATGAATTTTAAAAGCGGATGGAGCGACAAAAACAAAATTGCAAATGATAAAATTGAAGATACTATTGAATTATTTGAATCTGTTTTAATAGAATCCGTAAAGCATTTAAAAGAAGATGCGCATTTTTATTTATTTGGAAGTATTGATTATGTAGGACATTTAAGACCTATTATTGAAAAATATCTTACTTTAAAAAATATTCTAATTTGGGATAGAAAAATAATTGGAATGGGTGACCTTAAATCTTATGGAAAATCTTTTGATGTTATATATTTTGGAATAAATAAAAAATGGAAAGATTTAAACGGAACAAGAGATAAAGATTTACTTTCATTTAATAGATGTGACCCTAATAAAATGATTCACCCTACAGAAAAGCCTATTGATTTACTTGAATATTTAATTAAAAAAAGCACTAATGAAGGAGATTTAATTCTTGAACCATTTGCAGGTGGAGGGAGTACACTTTTAGCATCAAAAAATACAAATAGATTGTGTACGGGAATTGAAATTGAAAAAAATTATGTAGATTTAATTAAAACAAGAATATGATTTTTACTGAAGATGTTATAAAAAAATTTAAACAAGGTTTAATAGGAGAAGGTATTTTTAGAGATTTTTTATCTAAGCGTGGAATAAAATTCATGCAATTAGATATACTTTGGGAATATCAAGAAAAATGGTATGTTGGTGAAATTAAAGCACAAGAAAAATTTACTAAAGGTTTTAATTTTCCATTTGATGGTCATGGATTGCCACCATATCAAATGCAAAAAAGAATTGAATTTGGCAAAGCAAAAGATATTATACCAGTTTTTATTGTTTATGATATAAATGATAAATGTATATATTGGCAATTTTTTGAATATTTAAATACATTACCCAATGATAAAAAAAAGCTAACAAAAACAAAAAAACGTATAATTTTCGATATATCATGTTTTAATAAAATATTGAAATTATAAATTTATTTACCTAATACTATGATTTTTCAAATATTACCTTTACTTTTGCCATTACGGCAGCCTACTGCTTAAAACGTTCTTTCTACTTGTTAACACCATGTTACGCCAATTGTAACGCATAAAACGCTGATAATCATAGCTTGTTACGCTGTTACACTTGTTACACCACTTCAACACGTATATGCGTGTATTTTTTATACTTACTCTCACATATATGTAGAATATAGTGTAACATACGTAACAGTGTAACATGTACTATATATCAATAAGTTATGTGTTACACTTAATGTAACAAGTGTTAACAATAATAATAAATAATAATAATAATATAAATAATAATACTAATAATAATATAGATAATAGCCTATAAAGCATTTAAAAGCTGTTTTAAGGCATTTTTATATTAAAGTGGTGTGTAGATATCAAAAGTTATTTAAAGTTGCTTAAAACGAAAATATGAAAGGAATAAAGATAGTAAAACTAAAAGATGTAAAGTCAAATCCTAATAATCCTCGTATAATTAAAGATGATAAGTTTAAAAAACTTGTTAAATCAATACAGGAGTTTCCTGAAATGCTAAAAATAAGACCAATCGTAGTAAATTCTGATTTAATAGTTTTAGGTGGAAATATGCGTTTAAAGGCTTGTAAAGATGCTGGCTTAAAAGAAATACCAATTATTATAGCTGATGAACTAACAGATGAACAGCAACGCGAATTTATTATTAAAGATAATGTAGGATATGGTGAATGGGATTGGGATATGCTTAAAAATGAATGGATAGCTGAAGAATTAGAAGAATGGGGTTTGGATGTTCCTGAAATGGAAAATGATTTAATTTTAGAAGCTGAAGAAGATGATTACGAAGTGCCAGACGGAGGCATCGAAACGGATATAGTCATTGGGGATTTATTCGAGATAGGCGAGCATAGGTTACTATGTGGGGATAGTACCGACAGCGATGCGGTTGCAAAGTTGATGAATGGTGAGAAGGCTGATATGGTTTTTACTGACCCACCATATAATGCTCTTAAAAGTTGGAAAAAAAGTGAATCAAAATCTGAAACCAGACTTGACCCATCAGAATGGTTTGCTAATGACAATATGGAATGGCATGAGTTTGACCAATTTTTATTAGATGTTTTTAAATTCTACAATTCTCATTCTGTCTATATATGTTGCGATTATAGAATCTATGATAGGGTAAAAAAACAAATAGAACAATGTGAGTATGAATTAAAACATTGCATTGTTTGGAAAAAAAATATTTGGGGTCTTGGTAAAAGATATAGATTTCAGCATGAATTCATTGTTTATGTAACAAAAAATAAAGCTCCATTTTTTGGTGACAGGTCTCAATCAGATGTTTGGGAAGTAGATGTTGATAGAAAGACAGAACATAAAACACCCAAACCTATCGGAGTCCCATATATAGCGATAAAAAATAGCAGCGAAAAAAATGGCCTAATTCATGACTCATTTTTAGGTGGAGGCTCAACAATGTTGGCAGCTCATCAATTAAAGCGCAAATGTTACGGCATGGAACTTGATCCGAAATACTGCCAAGTCATTATCGACAGAATGAAAAAGCTTGACCCGACATTAACAATTAAACGAAACGGACAAATAATATAAAAATGGCATACGACAGAAAAAAAGTATTTGAACAAGCAAAAGATGCAATAACAAAACATAAATTATTCTTTATGGATGATGTTATAGCTTTTTTACCATGTTCAAAACCTACATTTTATGATTATTTTAGACCTGATTCAAACGAACTTAACGAACTAAAAGAACTTATGGAGTTAAATCGTATTGAGTTAAAAGTTTCTTTACGTTCAAAATGGTATAAGTCAAATGCACCTGCATTACAAATGGCATTATATAAACTAATTGCAGATGAAAACGAATTAGTAAGGCTTTCAGTATTCAGACAAGATATGAATCCTGACGATAAAAACATAAACATCAACATTCAATATCCACCTGAAGCTAAGTAGTGCCGCGTAACATAAACATACAGCTTTATAAGCCACATACCGGGCAAAAACGAATATTAGATAATAAGCGAAGGTTTAACTGTATAGTTTGCGCGCGTAGGTTCGGCAAAACTGAATTGATAACTTCTGTTGCATTGCCGCTAATATCACCAGCAGTATTTGAAGGTAAGTTTGTAGGTATCTTTGTCGATGACTTTAAAGATTTTGCACAAAGCTGGAATAAGATTGTAGATACTTATAAAACAATATCTGAAGGCGGAATCATTAAGCACAAAGATGAAACATCAAAAATAATGCAGTTTCTTAACGGCGGTGTTTTAGAAGTGTGGTCTATCGGTGATGAAGGGCGAAAGGATAAAGGGCGCGGTCGAAAGTATCACCGGGTAATATATGAAGAAACACAAAAGATACCTTCGCACATATTAGAATACCATTGGAAAACAGTTTCACGCCCTACCTTAACCGACTACAAAGGTGAGGCGTTTTTTATTGGTACAGCAGCGGGCAAAGATAACTATTGGTATGAACTATGCCGCAACGGCGCTAAGGCTGGCAATGTCGAAAAGAATTGTTATAATGACATAGATTTGCCACAAAGCGAAAACGGTTCTGAAAGTTGGATAACGTTTCGCATGGAAACAACAGATAACCCGGCGATTGATCCCGATGAAGTTGCCGATGCCAGCCGTGACTTAGATAGGCTAACATTTGAGCAAGAATACAAATCTGTTTTTGTTGATTATAGTGGTGAAGCATGGGTTTATGTTTTAAAAGATAAAAGCATTCAACAAAAAGTATTTCAGCAGTCAAAAAAAATCAATTGGGAAACAGAGCAGATTTACGTTTCGTTTGACTTTAACAAGATACCAATGACCGCGGCCGTTATGCGCAAAACTACATTGGCGCCTGATGTATCAGCACGTTCACGTTATCGTTACGGTATACACATCGTTAAAGAATTTAAGATAGGTAGTGAAGAACGCGGTGAAGCATCAATCTATGACACGTGTCAAGCGTTTCGCGAATGGGTATTTGCCGAAACGAATAAAAAAATAGGTCGTTGGTCTGATACTGCTATTTATCCCTGTACTATACCGCTACTGATTACAGGTGATGCATCAGGTGATCGTTCCGATGGTAGGCAGCGCGTATCTAAAACATACTACGAAATAATACAAGAAGAACTGCAATTACCAGCGCGGTTTTTTGTAGTGCCTAAAGCTAATCCATTACACGCTGAAAGCTACGTGCAAACAAACACTATTATAAGCATGTGCCCAGACTTTCAGATTTATGAAGATAAATGCCCGGGTTTACGTATGGATTGCCTTAGAATTAAATCTGATAACAGCAGGCGCATAATTAAAGGCAAAGGTGAAGAAAGGCAGGCCGACTTACTTGATAATCTTAGATACTTACTTAACACGTTTTGTCAAGATATAAAACTATAATCCTATGATTTACCGCCCCAAAATTAAAGTACATTCTAATGAAGAAGTAGAA